AGACGATATCGACGATGGGCACGGGCTCGATAGGTGACGCTCCTTCCTCTGGCTCCTCCTGGCGTGGGGTCTCGACGAACTTCGCACCATGAATAGGCGGCGAGGCGTCCGAATACTCGGCTTTCTCAAGACCGGCCTTGGTCAACTGGATGCGTACCGGCACCTCTCCGATCGGTGACCCGAGGGAGCCATTGCTGTTCAGTTCCCGAAGCACGCGCTTGCTCTTGGTCGGGTGGAACTTGACCAACCCGAGTTCACGCATGTCGTAGAGCGCGTGCGTGACCTCGTGAGCGTTGACGTGCTTGCCCATGCGCTTCGTCAGAGACGCAGCGATCTGGAACACGTCCATACCGACGAACATCGCCGAGTTGTGGAGCGGCCCTGTCGTCGCTGAATGCGAGCCGGGTGCTACCCGTGGCCTCAGCGGATCGGTAGCCTGATGCTTGAAGACCCGGAGCATCTCCACCTTGACGTTTCCGCTCGGTGGAGGTACGAGGGAGACTTTCACACGGTCCTCCGCTAGATCTTGGTCTTGCCTTCTGGCTGAGGAGGGGGGACATAGTGATGGCCGAGCTTCTCGACCACGTAGGCGCGTCTGCCTTCGATCCCGATGCTACCAGCCCACTCTTCATAGAGGTGAGCGAGGAACAACTTGACCATAGCCCAACGAGCCACCGAGTCGAGGCGGTGCTGCGGCCACTCCTTGTCCCCCGAGTGCTTGGCTGTCAGCGCGGCCTTGCGCTCATCGTAGATCTTGCGATAGTACCCTCCTTGCCTGACGAATGACTCAGCGACGTTGTGGAGACATCTCCTGAGACGCGGGTAGTAGGTGATCTTCCCCTCCCCCGCGCGCGCCCTCGGTAAGCGGTACGTGCCGTCTGGCCTGAGCTCGACGGTCAGACCAGCGGCCTTGTACCACGTAGAGGGACCACGATCCTCTAGGGGAGGCATGAGCATCGACAGCATCTGGCTCCCAAGCGCAGGGCCGATACCGCGCACCCGACTGAGCCACGGCCACACCGGATGCTCGGCTGCGATCGAAGCCATCATGGCCTCGAACTCCTCCTCCTGATCCTTGAGGATCTGATGGAGGCGCTCATACGCCAGCACGGTCGGGTCTGCGACCTGATCCGTGCCAGCGGTGAGTGCGGCCACACGATTGCCGACCTGAATCCTGATCTTCTCAAGACTGACCTGCGTGTCGTGCATCAAGCGCAGCCCAGATCTGTCATCAGTCAAGCGCCATCTCCTATCCGTTCACCATGCGAACCACGCTCGCCATGGACGCACACGATCTCCATATACTCCCCGCTCACCAGCACTACTTCGATCTCCAGGAGGGTGCCGCTCACCATCATTCGCCCGTTCATCACCGTTCTACCGCTCGCCACATCTTGTTCGTCCATCATGCGACGTTCGCTCACCATCGGCAACCCGTTCAACAAACCGCCCCTCGCTCGCCATCCATAGGCTGATCCCCAAGGTGGTGCCACTCGCAACGCGTGTTTCGGTCATCAGGGCGACACCGCTCGCCAGATCTTCTCCGAGCACCACACGAGTATCGCTCGCCAGCACTACTCCATTCGTCATGCGCGAACCGCTCGCCACACTCTCGGCGTCCACCATTGAAGAACCGCTCACCAGTTGAACCCCGTTCGGCAACCATCAACCGCTCGCCAGCGCACAGCCGATCTCCATACCTTGACCGCTCGCCGCTGCATTGCCGACCATCACCACTTGAACGCTCACCACTACGGAGCCGATCTTCATCACTTGACCGCTCACCACGAGAGGTCCGGTCATCACTGGTACACCGCTCGCCGATGCTCGCTCGATCACCACCGTTACACCGCTCGCCATTCAGGAACCTGCCGTCAGCAACGGGCCGCTCGCCATACTTCCTGCGTTCATCAGGGCACGGTCCGCTCGAAAGGTAGACCCGCGCCCTAGTGTGGGAGCACCCAGAGCGCGGGTCCATACCTAGGCCAGAACCTCGCGGCTCTTGCCGCGCTCGTGCTGGCCGTTGACCGACTCGAGGCGCAATGCCTCGGCCGTGATCTGCGCGGCCTTGACGCGCTCACTGCGAGTATCCAGCACCGGCTCCTTCAGGAGCTCCAACTGGTTCCTCATAGAGTGAGCGGCAGCCACCAGATCCTCGCCCTTGATCGCACCCGGCCCGAAGTCGGAGTCCGGGTCACGATAGATGGCGGCGAGTTTGCTGCGCTCCACTACTTCCTGGATGACTGCCGGGATCTCCCCGTCAAGCATCTGGCCAGCAGCAGAGATGTCCTCGTCCACGGCGATGAGGCCACGCCCGTACAGACGCATCAGCCGCTCTGCGGCCTCAGCATCAGGAGGCTTGACCTCGATGACGTCGTCCAGACGACCGGGCCGCAGCATGGCCCGATTGATAGCGGACACATCGTTGGTGGTGAGGATGACCATCACCTCGGCGCCCTTGGACTCGACGCCATCGATGATGTTCAGGACCTCATCCATGTTGACGCTACGACGGCCTGACATGACCCGGTCGATGTCTTCGCAGAACACCACGGCGGGCGCATACTCGCGCGCCAGCCTGAGTGCATCTCCGAGCTCATCGGCCCGCTCACACAGAATGTACGTCCAGCCGTTGTCCACCGCTTTCGCAGCGACCGCCGTGCTGGTCATGGACTTGCCCGTACCGAACTTTCCGCTGAGCAGGATGCCCCGCTTCATCGGTACCTGAAGGCGACGCACCTGTTCGGTGCGCTCGATGGGTGTGAAGATCGAGATGGCGATCGCCGACTCGACCTCCCTGCTGAACACCAGCTCCGACACCACCTGACGGTTCAGGTAGAAGAAGTGCGGCTCTGGCATGGACAGGTAGTCGCCGTCGGCGTCCTTCCAACGCAGACGGAACGCCTTGCCACGGAAGACCGAGTTCTCACGCAGATGCGCCCGCGTGAGCTCCACGATCTTGTTGATCTGACCCTCGTGCTTGCGTAGCACCTGACCCACGATCAACAGACGAGATGGCTGCCCGTCACGCTTCTCTACGCTGGTCTGCAACCAGCCTGCGATACCGGGAATGGTCAGCCGTCCCCACGGCACCTGAACGTTCGTGTTCAGGCCCGTCGGTACGGTCAGCAGGACGGGCGGATCGTCACCCCAGAAGCCCGGAGTGGGCTTGTTGTGGACCCAGCCGTACTCCTTCTTGAGCGCCTGAAAGAACGCATTGGCAGCATCCAGAACGAAGCCATCGATGGTGGCCCGGATGCTGACTTCCTGCTCCTGATAGGTGATCTCTCGCTGCAAGACCGAGACGGCCTCGCGCAGCGACAGGCTCTTCGGGACGGCGAGCTCGCCATCATGCTGGATGACCTTGACCAGATCGATCTTGGTCTTTGGCATCTGCTCCTCTTTCTACAGGCGTGTGTCTATGGATGACGTCGGGCGATGCTCCCACCTCCAGTCCTCGCGGCCACGGTGTCTGATGGCACAGACACCGTGGCCTAGGCCGACCCATGACTACACCTGTCACAGACCGGCTTGTATGGTCGGAAGGCCACGGCCCTCCGGGCAGGACAGAGGCTCGCAACGTCTGTCCTGCCCGCAAGGTCGTTACCCACGACGTATCCATGAGATGTGCGACAGCGACTGTTCGTGCATGGGTGCCATCTCGTCCCCGCCGCAGCCACATTCGTGCCGGACCACCAGTTCCTCTAGGACGTCACCAAGACGGCTCATGCCAGTCTGCACGACGATGGGATCGTCATAACTGTGGATTAGGTCGGCCTTCTTGAGCACCATCAGGCCGTGATTGATGGCATTCAACGCTGCCTCCTGATCGGTGGCGGTGAGCGTACACCTCACCAAGACCGTGAAATCTCTCAGCCCAGCCATATGACCTCCTCCTCGCCGCGCTTGGTCAGGTAGGCCAGGATGTCCTTGCGCGGAGCCTGCGCCTCCAGCACTACACCATTCATGTCGCCACGTCGCTCTGCCGCGCCCTTCGCGAACTTGACGGCCACCTCACGTTTCAGGCTCCATGAGATGCCGGACGCCTCGCCGGGTTTCTGTCCTCGGTACAGGCGCAGCGGATCATCATCTGGTAGCGGGGGGCCGTCCAAGAAGATGCCGCCATGAAGCCAGAACAGGGACTGCCACATGACGGCGAACTTGGGATCGGTATCGTCAGGATCCGACATGGCCCACAGGTCACAGATGCGGAGCAGCAGATCCTTGCGCGGCAGATGCTCCAGCGCCCACCCGACCCGTCCGTATGAGCCGATGAACACGAGCGCCTTGGCGGGCTTCATCCCAGCCTGTACCAACTCTGTCGCGCGCTCGGCTGAGGCCATATCCTGCCCGATGGTGATGGACGTCCACATTGGTACGTCCTTGACCTCGGCTGCGAGCTCCATTCCCCGTAAGGCCCACCTGTGGTCTTCAAGGATGGCGCGCTGTCGCGCTGTGAGGTACGCTCCCACGTCCTGCTCCCACTTGGCGTCCACCCTACTCGTCCAAGGGCGGCTACCGCCAGTATGCGCCCTGAGGGGGTGCGAAACTAGTTGCGGCTCGGCAAGGCGTCCTAAGAGTTGTAGACTGAGGACACCCCGAGCGGGGAGCCAGACGTGGCTATGATCCGCTTCGGGGTAAGACCATCTATAGGGGTCTTAGGAGTCTTTTCCCTCTAGGCCATGAACCGCGCGCGCGCGTGTAGAGGTGGTGCGCGACGGACGCTTGTCCGTGGGCTTCTTGCCGAGGCAGAAAGCCATGAACTCTGGGTCCGCGCATCCGACCTCGTAGCATTCGCGTATGGGCTGTTCGATGTTCTTGAGGTAGCACCACACCTTCATGTCCTAGCCTGCCTCTGCTGCCATCTCAGCCAACTCGCGGGCCTGGATAGCCTGCTCATCACTGAGCTGTTGCGCGTTGATGTCTATGCGGTGCTCCGCCCAATCCCTAGCCTTCACGGCTTCCTCATCTGCGCTTCCACAGACCGCCATCTTGGAGCGATAGTAGGACACCACCGAGATTCGCTCGGTGTCGCAGGCGGTGTGGTCAGGGAAGTACTCGGCTGCACCCATGCCTTCGCCACAGACTGAGCAGAACATCGCCGTGTTACCGTGCCATTCGTGGGCGTCCATGAGGAGCAAGTCGCCATGCTGCATGTCGACGCCGATGCGATGGGCGACGATGGCGAAGGTGCCTCCGGTGTAGGAGCCACGCCTGAGGACGGCCAGCGTGCTGAAGCCCTCGTCCAAGTCCCCGCTGTCCGTGTGTACTCCGGTCGGGTAACTGCGATTCACAGTCACCGTCGTGAACACGGTGTCAGCGATGCGCCAGTCTGGATGGGTCCGGTTCGCGAAGCCTTCCTGATTCGAGTACCGCTCGGGAACGTACTTCTTGAAGTAACCGTTGATGCGTTGGAATAGAGGGAACAGCCCTTGCCATCGATCAAGTTCGCGCCCGCTGAACGCCGTCAATCGACAGTAGCGACGAGGGGGCTGCGGGTCGAAGGATCCGATGATGCTCGAAGAGACGTGCGGCGTTCTGGTACGGGTCGCGCTGCCCTTCGTCTTGGCGCGCTGGTAGCCAGAGGCGAGGCCACGATTATCGGTCGTCCCCTTCGACACCTCATACAGCGTCTGGTGAACGTCGTCCAGCAGGGAGTCACCAAGGAGCGCTCCCGGAAGGTACTTCGCGAGCAGTTTCCCATCAGCACGGTAGAGGATGGTGGGACCACGCATGACGAGGTCGATGTCATGCTCCTTGATGATCTGTCCCTTGACGCGCTCTATCTCCGCTTCGGAGATGCGGCTACGAACTCGCACCTCAGAGAACGCGTAGTTCTTCATGACTTGGGGAGCAGAACGGCGTTGGAGGGACGCTGCGGGTTCTGGGCCACCAGACCGGGCCAGCGCTCCTGCAAGTACCGGATCATCTCCACCTCCAACTCGGGTGTGCGGATGTCTTGGCTACCACCCAGATTATCACGATGCTGGAAGTTCGGCAAGACAGGATTGTATCGCGCCACGCTCCCGTATTCTGTCATGACCTTGAGGGAGAAGTCAAGGTCTGAGTAGATGGGCATGACCTCATCGAAGCGCAGCAGCGTCGGGCTGATGAGCATGAGATCCCCGAGGATGAAGCAATGCTCGCTCACCTCCTCGTGCGCCATGAACAGCGTGTTGTCGTGAGCGCTGACGCCACGCAGCGGAGTGCTCACGTGCTTGGTCCGCATGTTGAGGAGCCAGATCGCACGCTCTAGCGTGATGCGATGCCTGAGCTGCGTGTCGTGGCTCCACCAGTCAGGCGCAGCCGTCAGGTCATCACTGAGCAGCAGGCAGTCGTCCTCTGGGAACGTGTCCTCCATCGCACGATTGCGGGCTTGCGCCTGAGTGCCACCGCTCCTCACGTCTGCACCGACGTAGGTGTAGTCGGCCTCCTGCCCCTCACCGACATACCAGACGGCCTTGAGGGAACCGAGCGCCTTGGTCATGGGTTGGACCCTGTGAGGGCGATTGCTGCTGATGATGCAGACCCTCATGCCTTCACCTCCTTGTGCATCTTGGTCAGCGTGGGGAATCGATGTAGGTGCTTGATGTCGATGATGTGGGCCGGTCTACCGTAGCCACCGACGTCGATCAACGGATGCCGCTTGGCCTCGTAGCCCCAGATCCATCCGTAGAATACGAAGTGATCATCCTCGAAGTTGACACACACGTACCTCCGATCGGGCACGTCGTCTGGCCTGACGATGATGTTCTTCCATCCCACACGACAGCGCACCTCGATGTCTGGTGGGAAGTCAGGCTGTCGCTTGTACGTCTCGACATGCTTCGGCCACGGCACTCCGAAGAAGATGCTGTAGGCCAGTTCCGAAGCAGCGCCGACGCGATGTTTCGCCATGCCGAGCTCATCATTCTTGGCGTTGACGCTGTCCTTCCTCTTGCGCCGCTCCGCCTCGTAGAAGAGTGTCTTGCCGTGATCGTTCGCCTCCTGCTGCTCCGCTGCCGTCAATGGTCTGCAATCTGCTCGCAGCCAGTAGCCGCTCTTGACCAGACAGATGCAGTTCAGCGGAAGCACGCAGCCACCGGATCGTCCATCAGCATGACGAGTTTTTCAT